CATTAGTTTTGGTATCTTTTTTTACTTTTTTGTCTTATCTTCTTCTTCATCTATATCTTTTTCTTCTGTATTATTTTGATTGTTTACTCCCCCAGGCTGTGGACTAAATGGCATTGGTGCATTTATTTCTAAACCTTTTTCTTCTAGAATTTTATTTTCTTTTTCTTTAATATCCATTTCGTCTTCCCAAGTAAGACCAAATAAATTAGCAAAAGCAGTTCTAGACATATTGCCAGATTCATATAAGACTCTAATAGCATCAATAAAATCTGCAAAAGCCATTAAATTAATAGGTTCAAACTTAATTTCTGGTGCATCTGAAAAACCATTTCGTCTAGCTGTTTCATTTACAATATATTTTAGTATCTCTATAATTTTAGACCTAAAAGTTTCCATAGTACGAGCAGGAGATAAAGTTGCAAACTCAGCTTCCGAAGAACCTGTTCTTTCTGTTTCACCTGTAATAAGAATTCTAGGAAAACCTAGAGCGAATATTAGTTCTTGATTAATATCTTTATATTTAGCATCATCAATCATAGCTGCAATATCTGGCATTATCCAATCTACTTGTAAAGTATGATTAGCAAACAATTGAAAGATTCTTTCTACATTTTTACCTGTATTATCTCTATATAAAAGCTGATTTCTTAATTCTTCAAAAGTATCACTATCATCTTCTGTTACAGGAAACTCATCAGAACCCAATCTAAAAAGTAAGATAGCACTAATAACTCTAGAAGCCAGTGAATAATCCATTCTTCTTAAATTTCTTTTGTGTTTTAAAGCTTCCAATGCAGGCTCTAAATAAGGAATTGGATAGTCTTGATATGATTGAGTTTTTCTTCTAAATATTAATTTATTTTCTATCTGAATTTTAGTTTTTCCTGCTAATACAGATGCTATAAACTCTGGATATTCTATTTTCAGTTTATTAAATAATAATTCATCTTTTGTTCCATCTCTATATGTACCACTATTCTGTATAAAATACAGCATATCGTCTGGAACTTGAACAAAATATGATGGCTCAGAGCCAAACATAGAAGTATTAATAATAATGGTAGCTGGGTCTCTCAACCACATAGAAGTCGGTAAAACAAGTGACGAATATTTTTTTACATTGTATATTTTTAGAATATCTGTGCTAACACTAGTAAAAGAAATCTCAGGGACTACTAAACCAGATATTAAAAATTCTAATGCCATTTGTTCAGCGAACTCTTGTAGTTTAGGCAATAGTGCTTTAAACATTCTAAATTCGTTGGCAGAAAGTTTATTTTGTCCCAAAGTAAGATTATTAATACCAATTTCTACCATTTTATTAAGAGTAGTTGCACTTAGTGGGTCTTTTTTATAAAAAAATCTACAAGCTTTTACCAAATCTTTATAAGAATTGAATCTATCAGATTCTAAAGTATCTACTTCTTCTGGTGTCCAAGGATTATCTGATTGTGTTGGCAATGGTGTTATAAAAGCTGCATTACCATAAAATAGTTTTACTATGTCTTTTTTATTTTCTAAATCTTTATTTTCATCTGTCATAATTCACCTTTATACCCAAGTGGGTTTAAATAATTTCCTTTTCAATCCTCTAACCTGTAAATATTCATTCTCTAAATAATAAGCCAAAGTAGCACATAATAAAGCAGAGGTAAAGTGATCTTCTCCTCTTTTACCACCTTTGATTGTAAGAGTTCTATATGTAATTTCTCCAGTAATACTCTTTGAATATGTCATTCTTTCTAGTTCTGTAACTGTCTCTACATCCATAGTAGAAAAGATTATTTTATGATTATTTACATAATCTTGTAAAACAGATACAGCAAATGGTTTTGTTTTACTTTTTAATTCTGTTCCATCTGAATCTGTTCCTAAAATTACAGAGGATGAAAAATCAACAGGGATTAGTTTTTTAAGGTAGTTTTTATGTACATAATCTATATCATTTTGTAAATGATGAATAGTATTAATACCTGCTGAACCTCTATCTATACCTAATAAAACTGGATTATATTTTGTGTCTAGCAAATCAATAATTCTTTCTTGTATATCATAAGAAACCTTTTCTAATTTTACTTTAGCATGAAAATGTAATCTCCATTTAGAATCAAAATACAATACAAAAATAGCAGTTGGTTCTGTGTATCCTAAGTCTATTCCTATTATAGTTTGTAATCTCTTATCTTTTATACTAGGTAGCATAGAAATTTTAGATATATATTCAGAAATATTTTGTTTTAGATTAAGTCCATTTATCTCTAATTTATATACAGGGTCTGCTTCTATTTTCATAGTAGACCTATCAAACAATGAGAATAAAGGTTTGCCATGTTCTGCTAAAACAAGATGTATATAATCATCTGAATCTTCTCCACCATATTGTTCTATAGCCCTTGCTTTATCCTCGTCTGTAAATCTAGGGTTTTGATAAGCACTGATTCTATGTTTAGAGTAATTTGAATTTTCTTGATCACAATGGTAATTTACATTCTTTTCTCGTAAACCAGTTGGAACACCAGAGACCATAAATCTATACCCACTGGTAAAAGTATTTAAAGTAGGCTGTGCTTCAATAAAAGTACCCCAAGGATAGTAGCCTGACTCATCTAAAATAAAGAAAGGAGTATGCAAACCAATTACTGCAACACCAGTTCCTGTTTGCCCTGCAATACGACACATCAATACAGATTGATTTAATAATTTTATAGTAAAATCAGAGCCATTGATTCCACCACCCCTTTCTATAAAATTCTTTAGAAACGAATTAGATCGAAGCATTCTAGTTAGATTAGAAAAGACGGGCTCTAAATGTACTTTTGATGGTACGGAGTAAACTACATAATCTTCTGGAAAAGTTTTAAAAACTAACATCCATAAAATTAATGCTGTTAAACTTACGGTTTTTCCTGTTGCACGACCCATTTCCAAACTTACATAACTACTAAAGTCTAACATAACTTCTTTTTGATACCAAGTTAATTCAAAAGGCTCATCCTTTTCTTCTCTATCAAAGTTATAAATAAACTCTGTAAATAAAACAGGATTTCTCATTATTTCATAAAGATATAAATCATCTACTTGATTACACTTTTCTTCTATTGCCATCTATCTTGATTTCCAATAATGTATAATATGTGGTTCTAAATCTCTTCTTTGTATATTAATATCAGGCGGTAAATCTAAACCAGGACATAGTTTAAATGGTTTATTATTAAAAGGTAATATGTATTTTTCATGGTTTGGTATACCACCCCACTTTGCTATATAATATTGTTGATTAAAATTAAAGAATTTACCATTAGACCCGCCTGTTTCTTGATGTAAAGTACGACTCCAAAAATGAAAATATTTAGAATTGATAGTCACATTAGGCATATGTAATGTTGCCATTCTTCTTACATAATCATTATCCTCAAAATAAGCAGGATAAAAATTAACATCTATATATCCCAATTTCTCAAACAACTCTCTTTTATATAAACATAGATTATGAATGTCTATAATACCCTTGCTGTTTGTAATAACAACTTCTTCTGAATACCCTTTAAATAATTCCCAAGACTTATGACTTAAATCTTTTGTTATATAGTTTGAGCCAGAAAAATACTTTCTAGTTTCTGGATAAAAATTAACAATGTCTTTTACATTAACTTCTTCCGCACTTATAGCTACAGCATTAGTTTCTTCTGCTACTTTTATTAAATTATCTATAGCATATGGATATGCTATTATATCATTTCCTGCAAAAATAATAGAGTCATAGTCATGTTCTTTAAATCCATAATCATAAATATCATTAACAGAAGCGGGGAAACCTTTGTTTTCACCATGTATAATATGAGGTATTCCTTTTTCTTCTAACATAGCAATAGTATTTCTATCACCAGGTTTACCAACAACTACAAAAAAATCTAATTGATGCTTGGTAGTATTTTTACAAGAATCTATAGCTGCTGCTGTAAACATTGTATTACCAAAAGACACAATCCCTAATAACACCTTACTCATTCAATATTCCTCCTAAAAATTTAGTTATATCACTAGTATTAGTTAAATTACTCCAATATAATTTAGCTTTACTTACAGTATTATCTATCATATGAGCACAATCTTTTTCGTATGTAAATGAAACTATTTTTTTATTTTCATCTTTATAATTAAATTTAGTTTGAGTAAATGTAAATGGACCAGAACTTCTTCCTATAATAATATCCATATAACTACTTAGATAAGATATCTCTGGTAAATCAGAACCATACTCTATTTCTAAAAATAAAGATTCGGTAAAATAAATATTATTTAAACTTCCTCTATCAAAAGTACTAGTTGCTATAAAAATAGAATTCTCATTGGCTTCTGCTAAACTTTTTATTATAGGGGTAAAGTTAAAATTATATGCTTGATTAGAGTGAACATCCCCATTAGATATTAATATTAATTGCTTATCTACTATATCATATATAAATTTATTTATTTTTAAATAAGCAAGATCATTTATATAACTATAATCTGGCTCAGGAATATACATATATGTGTTTTCATATCTTAAAGATTTTTCGTTTAGTAATTTTAAAGTGTCATTGAACATTCTAATATAGTTTT